GGTACCATGCCTGCTCTGCCTCTCCTATTGCCTCTCTCCAAGATTGAATGTCTTGGCGTATACGTTGTAGCTGAACAGGGGTTATGTAGCTGCGTAGATTCCTTTCGGGATTTTTATATTGCCTCCAATCTGACGGCCTTTGTTGTGAAAGCGGATTATCGGGTGTAGGGAATAGATAGTTCCGTACTTGCTGAAACAAATTTGCCATTAGTATGTGTTTATTTGTTTGATATTACCTCCAAAGCGGATGCGGTTGCCTTGATGGGGTTGTATTTTAGGTAAGGCCGGCGTAACATCACCATTGGCGGCCATTCGGAGCCATTTGATAGCATCGTCATAACGCTTAACGCGTAGGTCAGGGATATTCCTCGGGGCTATCCTGCTATGTACGTGGTAGAGAATAATGTCAATGATATAAAGAACCATTTGTTGGTCGCGCGTATCACCTACATTGTAGTGGTTAAAGTCCGTAGGCAATGTTCCTGCGCTGAAGATAAAAGGCGCACCGGTACCCCAATGTGCAAAGCCGTTCTGCGGATCATTAGGTGCTACATTGAGATATGGCAAATTGGCCACTACTCTATATTGCAGGGCTACATCGTGGCTCAATGCTGATGTTTGAACTTTTGCTTGGTAGGTATATCCATACCAAAATACCTCATCGCCGATATTGTAAAGTCCATTGTATTGGAAAACAGGAGCCGGAAATTTTACGTTGTAAATTTGATTGAGGCTTCCAATGTCATTCCAATAGTAAAGGTCAAAGGGACCGGGAGTAGTTACGGCGTGCATACACCTATATACGCGGCCGTTGTAGGAAACTACATCATCCTGCACATAGGTAGAACTGATGCTAAACAGGGGACCATTGACATATACCCGATCACCGGCGTTATATACTACATCGGGATTCCAAAGGTTGAGGTCCTTAAATTCATCGGTTAGGTCGTATTTTTGCGTTAGGTAACTTTTGGCTTCTGCCTCTCCTGCAAGTATCGCCCCGGAAAGTACTGATGGATCATTACCTATAATTTGCTGCAGATTTTCGGTCTGAATTGTCCTTGCTAAATCTGACGGGATAATATAAGCCATTGCATTGCTTTTACCAAAAGTAACAAATTTATATACTACAAAATCCCAAATAATTCACCAAATAAAAAAAGGGGCCGCCAAAAATGGCCTGCCCCCCTACCCGGTGTGGGATTTTGCTACTAACTAACCACAAAATTACATTGATTCCATTTTGGCTACGGCTTCATCATAGGTGTCAAAGAAAAACTCCTCCCCGTCCTCAAAAGAGGTTACTAAATACTCTACATCTCTGCCGAGCATGGAGCATATGGATATGCCATTTTCAAGGGCTATATAGACATATCCGGAATTGGGGTTGAACCCTACCTCCATGATTGAATCCCCATTGCAGCAATTTTCTGCATAGGATTGAAAACAATTAGCAAGCCCTTGGGCTTCGCAGTACTTCAGTTCATTGTCAAGGTTGTGAATTTGCATTTTGTTTAGGTTTATGGGTTTTAAATGAAACTAACGATAGTGCGGATCACGAAATAGCCAAAAGACAGGGCCAAAAATGCGTATGCGTATTTATCTGACTTGCTCATAAAAAGGGGGTTTATTTGTTTGAATTATTATACTCGTAGCCTTGGATCAATACCTTTTGGGTCCTAATCCATACGCCATCATAAAATGCCTCTAACTTAATCTCGTAGGCCAAATTGCCTATGAACGATACGTGTTCAGCCTTGCGTGCGCATTGCTCTCTATATCTCTCAATGGCCCGGTCATAATCATCGTAATTGATGTCTACCGAAAATTCGCTATTTAACTCTGATACTGTTACTTTATAGTTCAACATATGAAAAAGGTTAATGGGGGCCGTAGACCCCGGTGATTAATTGTTTATTTCTTTTGACCATTCGGGGTGAAGGTGATAAAAGGCTTCGGACAGGTAGATAATAACATATTGCTGATCTGCCATGAAATTATCCGTTTCATCAGTCCAAATAACTCCTTTCTTAACTAAAGAACCAAGTACGCCTCTGATAGTTCTCATCGGGATGCCGGTAGCCTTTGAAAGGTCATTAGCATCAACATCAGAAAATCCTGCCTCTGCATAAAGCATAGGAATGTAAGCATCAAGAACTTTTTGCTCTAACTCGGTGAATGTGGTTTGTGTGTTCATTTTTTTGTGGTTTTGTTTGACACAAAGTAAAAGATATTTTACTAAACAAACCAAATAAATGTGTAACTTTTTTTTACAATTCCGGGAAGGCCTCATTCAGATAGCGTATTATTTTTTTGCTAATAAGCGTTTTTTGTACCGGGCCGGCCCATTCTGATGGGCATAGATATGCCGCCCTTTTGATAGCGGATGAAATATTCCATGAAGGCAGTACACATAAAATAGTCAAAAAGATCAGTAAAGTGGCCGTACTTTTGATAGCGTACACCGGTCTTGCTTTCCGTTTCCATTTCTTTGGACTTGGTGCCATCGGCGGCCTCCTTCAGATTAACAAAATCTTTAATGGTTATTTTGTTGCTCTCGTCAATAAGGACCTTTATGCCCTCTAATTCTTTCTCAAAGATCGTGTTAATCCAATTACCCCTCATTACTACGGAAGGGTTATGGCTCATCACCCGGCTCGTTGGTTTGTAGTCCCTCAATTCCTCCATGATGAGGCGGTAAAAGTTATAGCCCTTCTCTAACTTGGTATCTTCCTTGTTAGCGGTAGCATCCCCATAAATGAACAGGCCGGATTGATGCGCCGGGTAACGCCGCTTGAACTCATTGCATACGGCCTTGATTGTGTTATTGGGGTTTTCGCCGGTTATCTCATCAATCATAAATACCTCTTTATCCCGGACTTGGAATATACCCATAGGTAAGTAGGGGTTTACGTTATCATCCCACGAAATATGGAGGGCTAACTCCGGATCATATTTGCATTTGCCTATATGCTTATCAAGTTCAAAGCACTTGTAAAACTCGCCACCGGTTTTCAGTTGGAGATTCCAATTACCCTCTACGAATACCTCGTATTGGTAACGCGGCATATTTTTGAGGTTTTCCTTGTATTCCTCGGTTAGGTTTGGGTTATCGGTAATCTTGGAAGGTATGTAAAGCCAATTATCCGGTAGGGACCCCTTTTCCCATTGGTCATATACTCTGCGCTTAATCCAATTATCAGCCGGGTTGCAAGTGGCAAGTATAACGGGCTTGGGCCTTGGTTCACATTCCCACCGGCCGGCCCTACCGAATGCAATATTGAGGGTAGCCTCTTGGCACTCGTTTATTTCCTCAAATAGAAAGCCGTTTACCTCCAATCCTTTGAGCCATTGCAACTCCTTGTCTTTGTCGTAGTTTTCGCCCTTGAACATAATTACCGATCCATTGGGGTGCCGATATTCGTAAGGTGAAGTACGCAGGGTGCCGGATGGGTTTAGCTTGGTGAATGAGGGTATTGTGGTAATCCTAATCTTTTCAAGGTCCTCACGTATCACGCACCATCTACTACGGGGAAAGGCTTGGCACATGATTAGCAGGGCTGACAGGCCCCAAAAAGTTTTGCCCCCACCCATTGCACCGCCGAACAGGATAAACGCATATTTCTCCATGGCGATAGCATCCATAGCCTCATTTTGCTTGGGACTGAATTCGATCATACCTCAATTTCTTTATCACCCCATTTGATTATGGTTTTGGTTAGGGCTTCACCGGAATGCTCAATTTCATGCTTCTCTACATAGCCGCGCTTCTTGGCTTTGGTTTTGAGGTAGAAGATAGTGGCCACTGTATTGCCATCTCTTATCTGCCTATGCAGTTGGCTTTCTACGAAGTCAATACATATTTCGGATATTTCGTCTACGGCTTCCCGGTAGGCGGCATCTTCCTCCCTCCACCGGTAATGTGTCTGCCTTGATATACCTACCCTTTTGCAGGCTCCCGTTACTACCCCTAACGTGCTTTCAAGGGCTAAAATCATCGCCCTTTTTAATTCGTCACTTTTGTCACTCTCTTGGGACTGCACTACCGGGCTATTATCTTTGTTTTTTTTCGGCATCTTCAATCAGTTTTAGGATTAAAAAAAGGGCCTCATCCGAATTTTCTACATCGTGATGGGCTGATATATTGCTTACTCTCGTGGCTATGCTTTTGATATGTCGGTCGGTTTGTTGGCTGCCCCTTAACCGGCGGCCCTCATCCCCATGCCCTTGTATTTTTACGATTATTGGTGAGGCTGCGGTGATGAATGTTGAATTAGTGAACCGGTCCCCCTCATATATGTTTATTTTATCATAATTGCGGACCATAAAAGCGGCTATATCCTTTACGGCGGCCATGGAGAGGCGGTCGCTTCCTTCAAACGTGGAATTATCGTATTTCCCTATTATGTTAACCAAACTATTAGAGTGGTAGTATATCATGCCTATTTTGTAGGTTAAATTGGCTCCCTTTAACTTTATCAGTTGTTTCATAACCCAAGTCTTGCCTACTCCACAGGCTCCAATTAAAAGTACATTCATCGTATGTAGTCGTTATAGCGGTTAGAAAAACAGTCATATTCCTTGTCCATCATAATAACCTCGCCGGTAGTGAGGTAGTGATTCTGCTTCCGGGGATCAAGGCCGTAATCCTTGGGGTTATCCTCTATGCGCAGGTGCTTGGGCAGGGATTCCTTGCGGCATTGCCAAAATATATCAAACTTACAGGGATCGCGCCATTTTTGGGTAGCGTAAACAATCCTTTCGTAGAACATATCATTGTAAACATTGGGG